AGATCCTCTGTCTTGGAACCTGTCAACAAGACAGTGGCTTCGGCTGAGAAGACACCCGCCGTGGTTGCGCCACCGGCCACTGCGATAACCGTCGCCGTGCCGTACTGCAGCGTAAGGGTGTTGGTGCCCGTCGCCGTGCCAGTGCCCCAGCACTTGATTCGCAGCGCCTGGCCGGGCGAACTGAGAAGGTTCGGCGCGATGCTGACAGTGCCCAGCGCCTGGATCGAGGTACCCGTGGTCGGGGTCGAGGTAACGTAGCTGCCAACCAGGCCCGTGGTGCCAGAGTTGATCGACTGGATCAACGTATTGATCGTGGCATTGAGCTGGCTGGGGTCCTGCGCGCCGGTGATCAGCGGCAGATTGGCGGCAACGGCCGCGCCAGACAGAAAGAGGCCCGTGAGGGCGGCAGCGAATAATCGTTTGAACATAGTAGTCTCCCTCAAGGCCCCTCTGGGCGGTTCCACACTAGAATTTAATTGCTTTGGTTACAAGCCCCACGGGCTGGAGCAGGAAGGCCGTTCCGTTCGTATTATTTGATGTAACGCTGATGGAGTTGTTGATTGTGCCGGGGTTTATAACCGCGCCCGTACCGTTAACGATGTACTGCATCGTGATAGTCGGACCTGTAGTGTTCACACCACTTGACGCCAGCGCACCAGTGCTTGTGACGGGGAATATAGAGCTAGGAGAGCTGGTCAGATTGATCGGCTGCGAGGCATTCACTGACGTGATCCCAGTAGGCAAATTAGCCAAAGGGATAGTCTGTGTCGTCGAACCGCATTGCGAACCAACCGAAGCCGGGTTTGGACAAGCTACGCTGGACATCGTTCCACCAGCGGTGTCAGCCATGGCGGTCAACCTGCCCTGATAGTTTGGCAGATTGAACGTGGTAGAACAATCACCTTGCGGGTAAGGACCGATCGTCAATGTCGTCGCGCCATTCCCGCCAGCGTTGTTGCTGATCGTGATGTGCGTGCTGTCAGCCTTGGAAAGGATGGTCGAGTTGCAGGTTACGTTGGTGCCTCCTACGTACCATCCGACCTGATACCCCGTGCTGCTGGTAACCGCCACGCTGGGGCTGCCGCTGGTCGTGGTTGCCGTGACAGCCGTATTGGCGAGACAGCCAAATAGAGCCGAAAAAGTAGAGCGCGATTGCGCGCTGCCATCTTCCGCCAAATACCCCGTCGGAACCGTGATCCCCGCGTAGTCGATCGACGTGCAGGGCTGGGTGTTTGCCGTCACCGCGCTGTTGATTAATTCGTACTGCGTGCCGTCATAAATGACGGTGGCCATCTGATTAATGAATATTTCACCGCCAACCAGCGGGACGAGGCCAGCACTGGTTTGCCGCTTCACAGCCGTTGCGGTTGTGCCCCCCACGGACAATGTCGTCGGACCAGTGTTGCTGACGCTAGGAACGTAGTTGACGGTGTACCCCGAAATGAGTGCAAACCCAGCTGGGGCAGGCGTCACCACCAACTGCGTGTTAGCCGCCCCACTGCCAGAACCGATGTAGACATTGCTGCCTCCCTGCGCTGGCGTAATCGGTGTCGTCAGCGCGCTGAGTGCGGTTATGTCAGAATTTGCCCCGTTCTTGGCGCCGTTGGTGTTGACCCCCGTAACAATGGTATTGAAATTAGACATGACCTGGTTGGCGTCTGCCAAGGTGCCGTTGGTCAGGGTTACCGGCAACGTTGGGATGATCTGCGCCTGCGCCAGTGAAGGCAGCAAAAACATCAAAAATAACAGAATTTTTTTCATGAGTGGTACTCGCAAGTGCCCTGTATTGTCATCACGGCAGCCATCTGCCCGCTCCCAAATAGGGCTGAAGCATTGGCTGTCGGACCACCCGTTTCAACCTGGTTTGCAGTCGTAGTATTGATGATCGGTTGAAAAGTGACGTGGGTAAATCCTGTAGATAGATTATATCCCGTAGCAAAAGAAACAAAACAACCTCCTTGGTCGTTGGCCGTATTGGCCACGGTAACGGGTAATCCTGTCAGCAACCCGGTGCCAGTAATACTGGCTACGGAAGCAGTAACAATCGTGAACCGCGCTGTGACGTGGCGGCCAATCTGTTCGTAACTCCCCACTTGCGTTGTATAGGTAGCTGCTCCTCCACTCGTGCCAGATAACCCCGGCGTCCATGACCCCGCGTTATAGACCGGAAATCCACCATTGGCGTTTGTAGCATCTGCCAGGGCGGCAGCAACTCCCGCCCCTGGTGCCACCGTTGCTAATCCCCCAAAAGATGCACCGTTCGTTTTCAAGCACGTCGTAGCAACTGCCCCGGCGGAAGTCGTGCAATCCCCGGTGAGCGCGGGCATTTGCGTTGCAGCAACACTGCCTGAGATATCCGTGAATGCGGGCTGCGTGGAAGACGGTACACCTGAAGTGGAGATCGCATTGATCCACTGGTGTGCCACCGCGACATAGCTTTCAATACCCCCAAGCGTCGTAGCGGTAGGGTTGGGGAGTTGCGTAGCCGCAACGGAACCTGAAATGTCGGTAAATGCCGGTTGTGTGCAAGTCGTAGAACTAAGTGTTGGAAACGCTTCGGCCCATTGGTGCGTTGGACAGGTGAAAGAACTGGCACCGTTCAAATCGTACCACGAGTTCACCATGTCGATGAGCGTCGTGCGCAACGTCGACGCAGTGATACCCGTCCCGCTCGCCAGGTTTGCACCGATCTCGGTCGTCAGGACTGTTTTGGTTTTCTGAGCATACGCAGGCCACGGCAACGCCAGAACAACAAAGAGCGCGAAAAGTAATTTTAAGTTCTTCATCATGACGCGACCTGCTGTAGATATCCGAGTTGTTCCATACGCGTAAACATATCGCCAACCTTGAACCCGAGATACGAGTTGCCGGTCAGCAGGATCGACATCTTGCGAAAAACAATTGGTCTATGTGGGTTGACCGGCACGGTAGAAAGACCCGTGACTGAAGTGCTCCATAGGAAACCTCCCCAGATCGCCGTGCCCCACTTCGCCCCGCCGCTGTCCAGCGATACCGACACCGTATCAAGAACCGTGCCGTCAGAAGTAATAAACTGCACGCCGTAAGTCGAATTGTTTGAGCTGCCGACCATGTTGATCGTGCATTCCAGCAGATTGTTCTCATTCATCTGCTGGTTATCGGGCAGCACCGCGGTCTGCCAGTCAAACATCAACTGCGTGCCGTTTTCAATAAACGTGCTGCTCCCCGACTGCACCGAATCGGATTGCCACAAAACAGCATTCACGCCGGTAAGGGTTACAACAAATGTATTGCTGTAGGCCTGCATCAACGCTGAATCGCAGGTATGCGGACCGCTCCAGCATCCTCGACTGATTGTGTACCAGTATTCAGTATTGACGACGCCTGCTACCCCCGTCGTCTCCAGCGCGATCCGCACGGTATCCGCGTTGCACGCCATCGCTGCTCGCGAAGGAACAGCGATCTGGATAAATGGAACGGTGACACCGTTGCCAGCAAAACCTACAGGGTCCGACACAGCGGAATTGAACCCGATGAGCCGGATGCCGTCAGCAGCGATGAACGCCAGCCCCTTTGGCGTATTGACGATCCCGTTCGGCGAAAGGCAGGTTACCGCAACCGACATCTCGTTCAACGTCAGCGGGTTGGATGTCGATGCCGCGTCCCCCGTGATCTCCCACATCTGCGCTGACTGCTTAAACACGATCAGCGACTGGATGATGCCCCCAGTCAGCTGCGAGTTTAGCGGGAGAGCACCTAGCGCGACCAACGGCACGTTGTCGCCAAACGTGATGACGTTGGTGCCTAGCGTGACTGTAAGCGGGTCTAGCACATCGGTGAAAATGACCGATGGAGCAGAAGGGAAGTTGACGATGTAGTACGCGCGCTCGCCAAACTGCTTGACGCCTGACGGCACCGCGGGAAGCGCGTTAACCGCTGTATTGCCCGCGTTCCACGCGGGCGAAGCAAACGTAGAAATGTCAAACCAGCCAAAATAATTCCCACCCGCTCCCGTATATCCTGGATGGGTGACGATCATTTTGGACCCGATCAGGTCCATAGTTGGTGGGGTCCAGGGTCCAGATGTTGGCGGACTGACTGGCGTATTTGCCGCGGTGATCCCACTGACCGGTATAAACGTCTGCGCGACCATGTCGTAGATGAAAGGCTGGTCGTGTCCGGCATTAGCCGACGACGCAATCATGCCGTAAACGCGGGTTCCGATGACCTTTATCACCGAAATAAAGCCGGGGTTCGCGGTGCTAAACCCCGTGCTGAAATCACCGGGGTTAAAATCGACATCGTCGAAGTCACCGATGACAGTCTTGAAGTCGACAGCCTTTATAGCTGCCGGCCGACAAGTCCACACATTCTTTGTCGTGATGTCAGGAATGAGGTTAGTCAACTCCGACATCGCGCCGGGGAACACATTGGATGCGTCGAGCGCATCGGACAGCCCGGTGGGAGAGAACCTAACTGGCTGGGCGTTGCGGAGCGTCACTCACCACCCAATATTTTTTGTATTGGGTAGACGAGACCACTGGCTGTTTCCAAAGTACCTGCGATCCAGCGTCACGCGCTTGGTCCCCGCAGTCTCCGGATCGTCCTTCATCTTGAGGTATTTGTCGAGCTGCTCAGTGATCGCTGCCTCGCTGAACTCGGCGCCAGGTGCCCGCCGCTGGTCGTTGGTGATCCCCATCAGGGACGAAGCCGTCGCATTGATCAGGTAGTCAGTGTTGGGGAACCACGGGATCGTGGTTGAGCTCTCCGGCGTCACGATGTCCGCCATTTGCGGGTTGTAGCGCACCGTCGCGGCATAGGCGCCGGCCGCGGGCACCCACACGTAGAGCTCCATCGGCGACTTTGAGACGTCGATATAAAAGGCATAGGGGTAAGCCGCGTTGCCCGCCTGCTGGACGAACTGGTCGAACTCGTCCTGTTCGTACCCGATCATGGTGTAGGGTACACCGCTGATGAAGTAGAACGCGCCCTTCTTGTGCGCGCGCAGGAAGTCAGTCGGCATCAGATTTGGCCCGCAACCGGCGACGTACCCGTTGCCAGTTGCGGAAGTGTTGAAGTTGAAAGTGTACGACTTCCGAATCACGTCGAAGTCGTAGTTCTGCGCCAGCGACTGCAGGACGTTATTGAGAAACTGGCCAGCCTGCGACGTGTATCCGGGGCACTTTGCGATCTGGCACGCGAGGCTAACGATCTGCTGCGCTTGTAGAGGCATCCCGGTTGCCCGCCTTCTTGATCAGACTATCCAGGAAGGCCTTGCATTCGGCCACCCTTCGCTTGCCTTCCTCGAGCGTGTCGAAGGCTTGTTTCTTTTCCTTCAGCTCTTGTCCGGAAAGTTTGTGCTCACGCCGGTTCGAAGCTATGGCCGCCGTCCGAATATTATCGTCTACTTCGGCCAGCCTCCGCGCCATGTTGGCGACCGACTTCTCCTCGATCTCCAGTTGCCGCTTCGCCGGCTCCTGCGCGTAATAGGCCTCCGCGCGATCGCCAACAAAATTGAGCTTCTCGAGGATGACGTTCAGCCCTTCCACGTTGATGTCTTGCGGCACATACGTCTGGAAAACCACCGATCTCCCAGCCGCGTATTGCAGATTAACCGAGATCCCAATCGTGGGACTTTCCGTCTTCCCCTTTGCGTCGTCCATCAGGCCCTCAAAATATGGGAGATAACCCCTCCATTGGCTGCAACCCCTTGGCTGCGGCTCTGACGGTAGAAGTTCTCCGATTTGCCGTCAACGACTGACTGGTGCCGCCACGTCGCCTGCATCATCTCGAGGATAACCGAGGCTTCGCTCTCGCGCACCGTTTTGGTCTGCCCCTGGAAAAGGATCTTGCCATCGAGCATCAACCGGTCTGCGTAGGGTGCCAGATCGATGGTGATGTCGACCATCGGCTCGACAAGGCCGCCAGCGCGGCGTTCTTCAAGCTCGAGCTGCTCGAGAAGCTGTGCTTCGGCCAGCCTTTGCCGTTCACGGTCGACATTGGCTTTTGCCTTGGCGCGGAGCTCTGCAACCTTCTTCTCGTCGAGGATTGAGGTGTCGACCACCATCTTTGGCCCGATCGAGCCCTTTTTCTTGTCGTCAGCCATGTGTTCTCCTTACGAGTGCGCCCAACTGCTACTGCCGTCGGCAATGGATTCTTTACTGACCACAATTGGCCAGCCATTGTGGTCGACCCCAATATAATCACCAGGCTTCATGGTGATGAAGCCACGGCCGCCGGGGAGATATACCCTGCCCGTGGCCGAAAACCCACCGGGTTCAATATAATGCGCCGGGTTGGCCTGCTGCTTGATCAGCGCGGCGATCGCTGCACGGTCAGCGGCGGCGCTCTGCGGGTTCCAGCTGAGTGCCGTTAGCGAGGTTGTCGCTCCGGTTCCGAGGGTAATCGTCGCCATCAGAAAACCTCTTGTGCGTCGGGGGAGAGAGGCGGGGCCCGGCCCCGCCTCGTGGGAGTTATCAGCCGAAGGTGGCAGAGAAGGCGCTGAGACTTTCGATCCTCATGAAGAACTGGTTGTTCTCAATTAATGTTCCATAAAATACTTTCCACCCGATCACACGCAGCTGATTGAGCGGATCGGCTTTATCGGCTTCCTTCAGATAGGTGAACCGCGCGTCATCCAGCATGACCTGGCCATATGCGCCGCGGCCGATGATGTAGGTCGGGTACACGGTGAAGCCCGTGCCGGGCGCCGCCGGAGGCGTCTGGGCAGCGCCGGTGCCGGTGATCACAACCGTCTGGCCACCGGCCATCTGCACAGCCTGCCCAGCCTGCGGGCCAATCGTCGGGCCCGCCGCGGAGGTTCCGAGGTTCAGCGTGGTGTTGGCAGTGCCAATGTAAACGCTGAAGGTATAGCCCGCGAGCACGGGAAGCACGACGGCCAATGAACCGTTCGGGCCAACCACTGCGGTCGAGTTGGAGACCTGATAGATCTGGCTCTCAAACTGGTTCTGGGTGTCGGAGGCCGTCACCTTGACAAAGTAGTTGCCGGTCGCAAGCGAGCCCGCCGAGCCTGCCGTCGGGTTGATCTGGGCAATGCCAGTCCAGGTCGGGACCATGTTGGACTGGGTGAAACGGATGCCGCCCCACTCGCCGATCTCGTAGTTGTAGATCCGGTTGACGTCCGAATAGGACCACGCCGTCACCACGGTGGAGTTTTCACGCATGTCCTGCGCGACCAGGGGGTGCATGATCGAAACGTAGTGCGGCATCCGGCGGGGACTATCGGATGCCTTTGCACCCCCATCGTCGGCCTCCAGCTTGGAGTCCGTGATCTCGTCGCCCATGTAGCGCGGGGCGCCGAGGGTGAACAGCGCGCCATAAGCGCGATTGATCTCGTGGGGGTTGAGGACGTCGCCGGTGGTCAGCGATGCGCGGGAGCCGCGCGAATTGACGTAGTTGACTTGGGTGCCCGAGTTCAGGGTATTGAAGGTGTTGCGCTCGAGCGTTTCCGCGATCTGGAGCGCCGTCAGTTCGGTCGCCTTGACGAACAGCGGATGCTTGATCGTAAGCTCCGCGACGTCGGTGATGGTGATCTTGTCGCCCCATTGCTGGGCAGTGGCCGAGACCTGCTGGATGCTCATGGTCTCGCCGACCGGCGGGACGCCTTCCGAGAGCGGCGCGTAAGGCAGTGGAACACGGAGGTAGCGAGTGGCTGTGTAGGTCGTTCCGCGTCCCTTGGGAAGCCGTAGCGGATCGCCGAACTGGTAAGCTACCAGCTGGCGCCGGGCCAGTGGTAACGTCTTGTCGGCAATATAGTTTTCGATATCGGCAGAGAATGAAGACGCAGTGTTTACGCCGGGCATTTATAGTCTCCTAAAATGACCGGCTCTGCCGGCCTAAATTGGCACATTCTCCAGCCGCTTCTCTGGGCTGTCTCCCTGCCGGCCGCGCGCGGTGGCAGTATCTCCTCCAGCCCGTGCAGGACGAACCTGCTGGCCTTCAATCCTTGCCGCGGCTTTCGCCTTGGCCTTCGGGGCGTTCTTCGTGGCGGCGGCGCGCGCGGCGCGGCCAATCGCCAAATCCAGTAGCACTTCACGGGGAACGAAGATGCCTCGATCGGCCTGTTCCTTCCGAATCTTCTCGACCTCCGCGTCGTACTTCTTCAGATGCGGGGCTTCCCGAAGGATGCCGTTGTAGGTCGCCTTGTCGTTCGTCTCCTGCGTTTGCAGGGACTGTTGGTGCAGAAGCTGCGCGGTGCGCTGCTCCGACTCCTTCAAATCCTCCCGCATAACATCCAGGGGGTCCATCAAGGCACGCCGAGCGGCGCGGTCTTGCGGGGTCTCCTGGGTAGCCTGTTGCTGGCGTTGGCGCTGTTCGGCGCGGTAGTCAGCTAATTCTCGCTCCAGCTTCTCGGCCTTCTCTTTGGCCTCAGTTGCTGTTTTGGTAAGGGTCTGGATGCGCGTCTGCGCCCGGCTGGGGCGACGCGGCGGTTCCTCGCCTTCTACTTCTTGCCCTTCTTCATCATCGCCGGGGGCATCTTCTTGCCCTTCGAGGGCATCGGCTTCGAGGACTTCTTCCCCGCCTTCTTGTCCTTCGACTTCGCCATGTTCAGTCTCCCCTTCGTCGCCACCAGTACCTTCACCCGGAGGGGCAAACACGGCGGCTGAGTTCAGATAAAGCCATTTCAAAAGCATCTTACTCTCCTTCGGTGGGCTTACGGCCACTAGTCGGGGCACCTTACGGGCGCTACTCGGGTGGCTGCTTACGGCAGTCAGTCGAAATTAAGTTGCGCAAAACCTATCTTATAGGTTCCTTCGTGTCAAACACGCTCAATTGCCTTTGTTGATCACGTCCAGGAGTGCTTCGGATGCCCGACTGAGGCTGTCGGCGGCCTGCTGTAAATGCTCCAGCGCGCGTTTGAGCTGTTCTTCCTGTGGGGTGAAATCCTTGTCACCCGAGCCGTTGTCGGCCCATATCCGCCGGATCTGGTTAAACATGCTTGCGAGACCTGATTTCATTGGTCAACGCCACGAGAGCCGTAGAGTTGTCATGAATCGCATGTGAAATCTGGTTGGCAGCTTCAATGCGCTCGTCGTAGCTTTCAGATAGCAGATTCTCCAACATTTGGATACGCACGTCTTTCTTCTCTTCTCGAGCTTCGGATTTCTTGAGCATTACCCATAGGATAACCGTGATGACGCTAGGTGGTCCCCATGCCTTTAGCAGCTCCTGAACCACATCCACCACGGCATCCCAAGCTAGCCATTCGTCGTGGCAGCCCCTGCATAAGGTTTAAAATCGGTCATACCATTGGCGTGTTGAAGTCCGCCAGATCAGCATCAAGCTGATCCCGATAAACCTTGATCTGGGCGTCGGTCAACGTTCCAGCGGCGCCGGCAGTAGCAACAGCCTTCATCGACTCGATGCGGCTAACCACGTCAACACCCGCATTGATCAACCCAGGAAGAAGCGCGAGACCCTGTGCGACGAGGGCCAAAATCTCTGTTGCATTCATGGCAAAGCTCCTACATTGACGCCTGCCGCAGCGGCAATACCTTTGGCGTTCACGTAGAGCGCCGAAAGCTGGTTATACACCACTGTCGCATCGATCTGGTCATTATTGTCAACAAAGCCTCGAAGCTGCACCACCAACGGGGTCATCTTGCGCGTGTAAACCTGAATCTGCGCAACATTGTTACGACAATTTTTGTCAGCGATACCCTTCTGGCAATCCGCCTTGTATGTCCGCAGCAGATCGACTGCAGCGTCAAAGGCGATTTCTACCTGCGTTTCCTCGGCCTTCGTAACCGGATTGGCCACGGACTTAGTTACTAAACTGATGCCTGTGCCAATGTTCTGGAGGGTGCTGCACCCTCCCAACACAAGGAAGGCCAGTATGAGAATCTTTTTCATTGTGCGGTGACCTTTGGTGATGTCGCCGCGTCTGCGGCAAGAGCTGGGTTTACAACCTTGGCCGTGGTGGGCATCGAAGCCGCGGCGTTCAACACTGCTACCTGCGCATCCTTTGCCTGCGGGCCACCGGTGTCCGCAATGACCTGCACTGATTTGATCTGGCTGGCCGGAGAGGCGCTGCGCGAAGCTAGGTAGCCCATTACCAGCGGTGTAACGAGACCAGCCAAGCTAAGAATGTCGTTTATTGCCGTCCCCATTGCAGCAATTATATTCTGCGCCGTTGCTGGATCTATCTTAGTTGACAGCCCAAACATCGTGATCACGCCGGCTACAAACGTGCCTACGTGCCTTGCAGCAGCGTTAACTTGTGCTTGCGTTGGAAGTTGCATCCTGATCCCCCTTTGCCATCGCAGTGGCACGCTGGGCCGCGTGCATATACCGCGCTGTCCAACCCTTACCGTACTTCCACCAAGTTCTCAACTGGTGGTAAAAAGAAGATTTAGCTGCGGTAATGTTGGCAATTGTCAGAGATGCGTTACAGGCCTTCAAGGCGTTCAGGGTGACTATCCCCAGTTTCCCGTCGGCCTTTACACGGAGTCCGCGCTGTAAAAGCAGCGCAGCTTCGTGAAAACCCATATTCACGTCCATGTCGAAGAACAGATAGTCCAGCCCACTTGGGAACTGGGGACACCACGGTTCCCAATACTGCTCCCGGTAGATCGCGTCGACTTCGGCATCGGCTGCCGCCCACACGTCGCGTTTAGGCAGATGTTGCGCTGCACGCCAAGCGTCATACTCCCGTTGAATGATGCCTCGAGACGTCCGACCGCCAGGGTCAACAGGATCGTCATCGTTGCCGCCTTCGTCAAGGCGGACGTATTTAAGACTTTGGGGCCAGTTGCTATCCATAACTAAACTCTAACATAGGCTGTCGCTGCTGGCCAATGGGCGCTGTGGCCTCTGTAAGACTCCTTGGTTTATCAGTTCAAGCTATCCAACGTCAGTTAAATGTGCCGGAAACCGGTCCGGCTCCGGTGTTGATGTAGATTGGCGATGGCCACAAGGGATCGCCAGTAATGTCTTTGAAAGTTAGCATCCATCCGAGTGGAAAATTGCTGCCTGTGGTACTGTCAAGCACTTGCGTGAATGTGCCGCTGCCGACGCAATCCCCAGGATTGTCAGTCGATTTCCAAATTCCAAATGTAGCGTTAGCTTCAGTATTTGTATGTGTCGTATCGTACCAGCCAACATAATAAATTGTAGGATAAACCGATCCAGCTTTCGGCGCACCGAACCCAAAGAACTGCGCGCTAAAGACATTTAGAAGTCGAAAGGTCATGGTCGTGGGGTTGCTGCCAGCGTTGCAGGACTGGAATAGGCCCTGCGGGGCAATAGCGTTTGGAGAACCCTGAGGGCCCACTGACCAGAATATATGATTAGCATGTCCCGGAACGGACTTGAGCGTCACGTTGGAGCCGCCATTGGTCTGCCAGCTTCCTCCCGTGTTGATGTTTGCTGTATTTACCAAAGTCGCGGTGCCACAATTTGTCCACGTCACCATTCCTGTATTCATATTGACGGCATAAAACGTATTTGGCGCGACCCAATCGGCGGCCAACGGGTGGCTGTTCAAGAATGCAGCGGTGATCCATCCAAATCTCGTGAAGAAATTAGCTCCTGTTTGAATGCTTCTGCCAACAGGTACGCCAGCTGCAAGACTGACCGTCAATCCGGATGGCGCACCGCTGATGGACGTATAAAAATACCGACCATCATCCATGACAATTCTGACGACGGCCCCACTGGAAAGACCAGAGATGCTGCTGACCGTAATGCTAGTTGTCCCCGCTGCATAGGGGCCGCCAGTCACCGTTGTTTGTGGAGCTGGACTTGGATTAGCAATGTCCACCCACGTTTGACCGCCATCGATTGAGCACTTAGGGCCTAGAGCATCGTTGCCCGCCAGCGAAACAATATTCGTATCCGAGGCCGCTGCAATCGCCCCTCCCGGTTCCTGCCACGTTGCTACCGAACCGCCACCAGTATAAGCGTTAGAGAATGCCGATGTCGGACCGAGGTCAAAAGTATTGGCGGGGGTGTTTAAGTTCGAAATAACCCACTCGCCATTTGCTTCCGTCGTGCCCAGCACGCCAGTGATGTAAACGGGAGCGCCGTTGACTAGGTTATTGACGGCCGACATGACCTTGACTTGAATTTTTCCGCTGTCGCTCGCCGTCGTGACGACGTTCAAGGCACCGCCCATGTTACTCAGGTAGGTCGGAGGCGGCGCATAGAAAACGTAATTAGTGCCGGTGGTCGTTAACGCGGTCGCAAACGTAGAACCCTGCAAATCAAAATGGGTGCTGTCGATCACCGTAACCGCGTAGCAGGCCACACCAGCATTGTTGAGCGCGCTGATGCCCAGCGCTGCCGTAGCATAGGAGCACACTATTGAGCCGGACCCTGCTGCCCAGGTGGTCAACCCCGTCGTCGGAGCCGTTACGCGGATCAGTCCCGAGCCATTGTCCGCGATGGCGGTCGCGGCCGAGACAGTAGCGTTCCACGTATTAAATGGGAGGTAATTTGAGACAAAACCGTCGTTGGAGTAGCCTGAATAGTCAGAAAGCGCGCCGAAGTTGTTCGATATGCGTTCGACCATGAAATTAGCATCCGTCTTGGACACATCAATTCCAGACGCAAATTCTAGCGACTTATATTGCGTGATTGGGTTGCAGGTTGTCGGCGGGGAACCTAAAGTCATGGTGCAAGAGCCGATATCCTGAAAACCGGCCACAGCAGTTAGCGCCTTTGGTACTACAATCTGCTGCCCGATCGGCTGCATTACGCCTGCCACATTAGCGGTCCAGTTAAACGGCCCGGAAGGCAACGCCGCTCGCCAGATGCCTTGGCCGCCATCGAACAGCATGTTGTCGCTGCTATCCAGCGAAATATCCCCGGCAGTTTGACCGAAGATATTGGTCGCCAATTTCGCCTGCCAAGGGGCGTCACCCGCCACTGGCGTTTCTGAAATCAACGATCCAAACCCACCCGACCCTGTCGTCGTGACCATAACGGAGCCGCCCGCATTGAGGGCGACGACGTGGTTTACGTTGCTCGGATTGACTGCGACGGAGTGAAGCCCCGCCGTAGTCGCGATCTCGGTAGACCATGTGCCGTTATATTTGAACAATCCGCCGACACTTCCATCGATAGTTGCACCGTTGACGGCCCACAGAAGGCCGCCCGTCTGTGCGACGACCATGTGCTGCATGGAGGTTGGGCCGCCAGAGGTCAGGCTCCATGTGCCCGTACCGCCGCCCGTGGTCGATTTATAAACGCCAGGTGCGCTGCCGTTCGACGAAAACACATAGAGCGTATTCGTGACGGTGACGCCTCCGCGCGTCGTGGTCCCAGACGCAGGGTCAAATGCAGTCTGGTAGTTTGTTGCGCCAGCGGCCAGCGGTATATCGGACGTCGATATCGCGGCCCATGTCGATCCGCCGTCTAGGCTCTCCCAAATTCCACTGGCCTGCGTCCCGAATATTACGTGGTTCACATTGTTCGGGTCGACCGCGCAGAAGCGACCGTTGTATCTGTTCGTGATATTAGAATTGTCGCTGGTCTTAGTGAAACCGCCGCCTGCCAACTGGTTGGTGTTCAGCCATGTTTCGCTATCGGGATTTGTAGGATCAATGTTTGTGCTAACGTAGATCAACCCACCGTAGAACATATAGGCGATAGAGGAATTGCTGGGAGCGCCGCAAATCTCGACAACGCCTGCGCCGAAGCCTTGATAGGTTTGCGACGTTCCGGTTGCCGGATAGTACCCGAAACACGATCCGGGGTGCGTATAGCTGGTCGATGCGTCACAGGCTGCGTTCGCAAAAGAAGCGCTGGTTATAACCTGATGCCATCTAGAATCGTTTGTCCCGTAGAGGTAAGCCCCAAAGCTGTCTGTGCGCATAAAATTGACGCCGCTCGGGTACGGAGCATCTTGTCCAACGACAAATCCGCCGCCCCATAATTGCATGGATGCGAAGGTGCCAGTGATCACTGGTCCTCCTGCACCATGCGTCCATCCGGTCAGCAGGCTCGCAATGACGACGATTAACAATCGCCTCAACATCAAAAATTCCAGCCAGTCGTCGCGCTGTGTATGTTGGTGTTCATGTCGGTCTGTTGTGTGGCATTAAGGGCGGAAGGCCATATACCAGCCTCACACATGAAGCCCGCCATGCCTGCCGACAGTCCAGACGTATTCATAAGGGCAAACGTTGAGGTAAAGCCACTTGTCCCACCCGCTGACAGCGTCCCTTGGGTAGTATCCACCGTTATCTGTGATGATGTATTGTTTAGAATAAATTGCAAGGCATGGAAAGCACTGTCGCTTGCCGTCGCGGTGATAACCGAGCCGCCTGTTTCACGGACCGTATTCGTCGAAGTTGAATAAGCAGCGTTCGGGGCACCCCCAGCGCCATTAGCGTATATCTGAAGTTGAAGCGTAAATGATCCAGTTCGTTCAGCAACTGCGGTGAACGTAAATGGCTGGGCCAGTGTGAGGGATGCAGCTGTAAGCAAGCCCTTCGCAATACTGCCCGTTGCACAAGGTAGTGAGTTTAAGGCACCAAGCGTCAATGTAGGCATACTAGCAATGGTTGCTTGGCTTATGTCACGAGAGTTGCCTGACTGATCATACATCTTAGTGATGCTACAACCACCTGTACAGGCAGATGCAAGCGTTGTTGATCCAGCACAGTATGATCCTGTTTGATCCGCAAAGCCATTAGTAGCTGCTCGAATAGTGCAAGCAGCCGCGCCACCTGTTGTTAACACTACGTCGCATAGCGGATTGGTGCCATTGGCGTAAGCCGCAGTATAGGCCCGACCACAGCTATAGAACGAAGTAGCTCCGCTGACGATATCACCAGGGCCTATGTAAGTCGCGCCGCCCGTGACGACACCGACTTGTTGAACCGACTGCCACCATGCCGAAGCTGCAACCGGCAGGCATAGCAACGCCGCAATCAGGAAAGCAAGGAGACGTTTCACAGTTGGTAGCCCCAAGCCTTGACGCTCACCAAGCCGCCCGTCCCCGGCGCACCAGAGACCGCAGCAATGCCGGTATTGGTGGTGGATGCTGGAATGCATGGCGAGAAAATTTGCTCATCAACGCCTAAGCCAGCCGTATTGGCGGGAATCCACATGATTGAACTCATTGTGCCTGAGATAACACCAGTCAGGGTGTTAGTGACGTTGGTGTTGGCTGTGGCATTTGCCCGGATCGAATAACCGCAGATGTAGGTGGTTTTTCCTGTCGTGCCCGCCAGCGTAGCTGTCGTCGCAGCCGTGGTGCCCGTGGCCGATGCGGTAATCGGAATTGCTCCGCCTGGATAAGGCGATATCAAATCGACCGCGCCGATATTGGTCGTGTGGTTCGATTGGGCCGGAATGGCCGCGCCGGTATTGCTGGCGATCGTCGCTAGAGAAGCGTTCGCAGTCGTCTGGTTGGCTGCGGTCGCCGCGCCAGTCGGGAGAGGCAGAGAGGTGGCGCTGACGGGCTGTGTCACGGCAGACCCATCAATCGAAAGTAATCCTGAAGCGGAAACTTTAGCAACTTGAACGGTGCCAGTAGCGCCAGCATTTGCCGTACCGGCAACCAGCACAGGCGGGTTAGCTGCAGCCGATCCTACAGCCGTGGGGCCGAAGACAGCACCCCCGCCGGCACCACCTGCGATGACGTTGACAGGAAGACCGTGCGTCGCATCAACAGGCGTTGTCCCAAATGTTGGGTTGACAAACAGCCCGCCAGACAAACTTTCATAAAGAGCATTTCCCGCACCGGGAGATAACGATGGCAGCGTAGACTGCGCCGTCGCTCCAACGCTCGTAGTGATGCTCCCGCTAATACATTTGTTGCCGTTGACGTCGACGGTATCCTTGCGCGCAGCGCCCGGTGCATACGCCAGCGGAAGTGTCCCGCAAGTTTGCACCACCAGACTTTGCGCTGCCACAGGGCTGCTAAGGCCCAATACAAACAGCCCGATCGCTAACAATTTTTTCATACGCGTACCCTCGGCATGGCAGCTGG